AGTTCGTAAGCATTTAAGACTCCTCCGAATCCTGCTTCCGCATCCGCGATAATAGGAGCAAACGGGAACCCTTCACCACCTTCCGATACAGATATCTGATCCTGTCGCCTAAAACTATTATTGATATTCCTAACGACATCAGGAACAGAGTTAACAGGGTAGAGACTTTGGTCAGGATAAGTTTCCAGCGCACTATTAGACGACGCTGCGACTTGCCATCCTGATAAGTATATCGCATGAATACCAGCCTTGACATGTTGTACTGCCTGTTGACCGTTGTATGCTCCGAACGTATTTATATACAGATTTTCCGAGAACAATTTGCGTAATTTGAGCGAACCCATCTTAGCAAGTGTGTGTTCTATCTGTACAGAACCTTGTAGTTTCTTCACTACCTCTGGGTCGTAATCACGCTTCTTCATTACTATTCCTCAATGATATTTTCTCTAAACTAATCATGTCTTTCGCCGACATAATATATGCTGAGATTGCTAAAATTAAAATACCACCACTCTCGAAAATTATATCCAAAGGTTCGTTGCCTTTGGTTTGTAGTATGATCATACGAGTCAATGCTGTCATCGCAATAATCAACGGGAGCGTAACTGGTATCCTGTGATCTTTGTAGAAAGCACCAACCATACCCAATATCTCTGCGTAGATAAACAGGAGGAAAAGATCGGCGAGTGCCATCTTACCCTGTCCTGCAAACATAGCAACGATATCGTATCCAGCTGCCCAGACCGTACCTGCTACAATGAAGAGAAGGAGTGCCTTCTCAATATGCATGATGCCTTCTCCGACACCATGCTTCAATTTGTTTTTGCTGATCATACTAATACTTTGTCTTGCCAGTCGCTGTTCGAGAAGGGGCACGTGACTCATTTCCAACTGTTGTTGGTTTACCTTTATACTTGTACACGACTTCTTCACTGTCACTTTCTTTTACGAAAATACCATCAACCATTCTACCTTTGCGGTCTTTGATATCATCCCATGCATGTAACAAACATTCTTCTAAGTTTGTACCATTGCGTTCGGCGATATTTATAAGGACGACCAAGCAGTCTCCGATATCGTCTTTGATGTCTTTGCCCTTACATACATTGTCGCTCAACTCACCGACTTCCTGAATCAGTTTACATACCTGATCTTTGTCAGTAGCACCGTCAATCAAATTACGATCGTAATGCCATCGTGTTACTAAATGAATTAACTCTTTCATAATATTTCCTCATACCATTCAAAATTTACAAATGTTTTATCTTTCCAAGAATCAGGATTTTCGTTTCGTTTACCTGCCATGTCAAGCAATTCGTCAACGCGATCCCAAGTATGTGGTTGGTAGATAAATTTGTCATCATATGTTGTCTTTTCTTGATCAGATAAGACTAACTCCCTTCCTCCTCTATGCGTTGTTACACGGACCGCATCTAGAGTGATTCTGTTTAATATCGTTTTGAGTCGTTGTACAAATACTCTTGATCCACCATGAATATTCACAAACTCTTCATCGTAACCACGAGTTGACAAAAAATCTTTTGTTCTTATCATATATGTGCTGTAATCGCAACCTTCTCTATAATCTTTCTCAGTGTGTAGAAAACCAAGGAAAATTCTCTCTGGTAATGATTCGATTTGGCAATCTAACCATTGTACTGTGCTTTCTGGTATGTACTTATCAATGTCCATAAGCAGGCACCACTCAGACTTTGCCTGCTGAACTCCAAGATTTCTACAACCATGTGCGTTAAACCCTAGATTCTCTGGTACACGTAGAACTCTAATTTTTTCTATATCATATTCTCTAACAATTGGTGCTGCTGGATGCAATTCTGATCCATCATCTATGATAATAACTTCAGAAAAGCAATCTAGGTTCTGAGTCTCTAAAAACCTTTTCAAATGGTCCTTATCTTCAAAATATGGAATAACAAGAGAGATCATATCAATTTTCTTGGTATGCATTAGCATACGCCCATTTGATGGCAGAGGTTGCTTCAACTTCTAATGGTCGGTTTTCGTACCAATTGCCAGTTTCTGCATCCAACTGTTTACATAACTGTGATATCTCCCTTGCTGTGATGGGATATCCTTGCTTTACTGCATTACAAGCAGTCGCTACCATGATGCGATACATTTGATGGTACCAACCTGTACCAGAAACTGACTTATAGTCCATTGCCATTTTATTAGGAAAGAAAGGACAGTCGAGATATCCTGACCAAGTCACATCAGTGTTAGTCAGACTATTCTTACGATGTTCAAGGACTGACTCTTTTATCTCCTCAGGTAGTATGTCTAGCAAATCATTGCCAGTCTTTTCTTGATAAGGAAATTCTCTTAGGAGATCATCCACGCCAATTGGAATCCCAGAGTTAACATGGAAAAAATTATGAGCGCCTGCATATCTCGCTGGTATGTAGTACATACGCGAAGAATCTTTTGTCTGCTTGTCTCCGAGATCGCCGATGGATTTATTAAGAGCATACCAGAACTGCTTGATTTCTTCTCCTTTAACTCTTCTCGCCAGATCGAATACAATCCGGAATTTAATTTTTTCTGGCGTAGAAGAAGCAGTACTGTACACGACAATATTATTATCTCTAAACCTATCAAGTATTGCATCAATTGATCCCTCATAATCGTCAACGTCAACACATGCCCAGTTGCCCCAGTATTCGACATTTCTGTTTGCACGTGTTGTCCCCTGTTTATACACAGCAGGGGATATTAGTTCAGCATCCTTCTTGCCCGCAAGAGGTTGCTCTGATAGTTTTTCAAGAAGATAAACAAATGAATCCCAATCAGGCATCTTCAGATACCTGTGAGTTTTATTGTCGAATGCGTTCTTGAAAATAGTTAGTTCATACATAATGCAGATAAGTAGTCAGAATGTATTTGTTCTCAGAAATACAGGGTTCTCCGCGATGAGGGAACATCCACATTGGAGGAAAAACCAATGCCTTGCCCTCTTCAGGAGAAATTATTCTCTCTTGTTCTCCTATTGTAAAAATTGTACGCCCACCTTCTTGTATAGTATTCAAATAAAACTGTAATGCCAAAACTCTTCTTGCCGATTCATAGTCAGTAACATCTACATGCCAGTCAAATCTATCTTCTGTATTTGCTTCATACTGTTTAATTCGAAACTGTTCCATGCCATTTACTTCAGGCAAATATGGGTACTTAGAGCGAGTAAAATCTAACAGACCAACGATACGTTTCATGATCTTTTCTTGTAGTTCATATTTTATCTGGTGCTGCGTAATGTTTAATTGAGTAAATGTCGGTAATCCAACATTTTCTACTCTTTCGTGTAGGTCGCTGTTTGCATTGAAACACAATATTAAATCTTCACACCAAGATCTCTCCAAGAAATTGTCATATTCTTGTATCATTTCTCAAACCTTTTAATGATGGTTGATTTTAAAATGTCTTCAAGTTTGTTTTCAGTTACATTCCAGACAACAATTCTATCGCTGTTTGGATTAACTGGCCAATTCCAATCTTCATACTCAATGACTTTCTCATCACCAGTTTTCCAATGTTTGAAACTGATATATTTTTTAGTGTTACTCAAAGAAATCCTCCAGGGAAACTGTTTGTTCCTCGTTCCAACCAATCGCTTCAAGGACAGGACGAACTACCGCCAAGAATGCCTTATCAAATTGAGAATCATAATCAATGTATTTGTGTAGTCCAAACTCTTCAGGGAGAAAATCGTAGAAGGCAATGATATTTTCTCTGATAGGATTCTTTTCATCAAGGTAGAGAAACTTGATCTTCTCACCATCTTTTATTATATTATACCTGCGATCCAATCCTTTGTCAAGTAATAATTTGTTATACAAAAGAGAACCGCGCACGTGGATCGGACACCCTTTCTTGTATACCTCCTTGGCATCTTTCCACTTGCCCACGTCAGATACTCCACGAGGGAAAGCGATCTCATGGGGATCAAGTGTACGAAAGTGTGATCTGAATATCTGTATCGCCTTTTGAGTTTGTGCTTCGGTTCCGGTTATCATCACCTTGAACAGACCTTTCAACGCATCGCGACAAGAGGCGGGAGTAGATGACTTGACTGCCTCAATACCCATTATCTTTAGTTTGGGTTTAGCATACTGTACACCCTCGCTGTTATGAACGTTGAGAATGTATCGCTTCTTCGCTGTCCAGATACCTGCGTCGGCGATCACTTCGCGACCCATTACCATCTTGTTCTCATATGCATTCATATACTCAGCGAGTTCACCGTAGGATTTCTCGAACAGCGGTTCAAACTTCTCCTCACCGATCTGCGACAACACCTGTACAGTCTGTTCGGTATCTGTTAGTCCCATCTTCTCGACGAGAGGACCAAAGTTCACATACACAGAATCCGTATCAATCGCAATAACATAGTCAACATCCTTCGTTTCGAGGATATTGTTCATGTACTCGTTCACTGCTTTCTCTGCCCAGCGAATAGACAACTGGCCGGACATGGTAATCGCTTCTGCCATGCGAATGTCATAGTAACGAAACCACCTGTTGCCAAGCGCACCATAAAGCGAGTTCATCATAATCTTGATCGCCATTTGCTGAGTGTCAAGTTTTGTTACAGTTTTACCAGCGTTTTTATCGCCTGCCTCAACCTTTGACTGTAACCCCAGCATATCTTTCTTGATCTGTTTACGTTCAGCATACAAACCATCAATCACTGCTGGAAGAACACCACGAAAGTCTTTGGAGAAATGTACACCGTTGGCGGCGATACAGTCATGGGGTGACTTGCTCTCAGGTCGCTGGCGAACGAGACAGTTATCAACAGTGACGCCAGAGGTGCGTGTACTTACTATAGTCTCTGGTGACATATTGTACTGCATAATCAAGTGAGGATACAGACTATTCAGATCAAACGAGATAACCCATGAGTGGCGACCGATATGCGGCGACTTAACAAAACCTCCACCAAACTCAATCTTCATGTGTTCTTTCTTTGGTGGCACTACAATTTTACGTTTGCAAAGTTCACGATAGATGTAAGTATCCCATAACTGCGTTGTCCCGAATGCCTCCTGGTAGTTACAACCACCCTTGTACGCGATGGTCATAGCAAGGTCAATCAAACCCATCTTCTCGTCGATGCGTTCAACCAACTGTACGTCTTTGATGTTATAGTCGATAAACTTCTGATAATCTTCTTTGTACAGCGTGTACAGATTACCGTGTTCCTCGTATGATAGTTTCTTCTCGCCGAGTACAACGTTCGCGATATGATCTAGTTTGTACGATTCCTGTACGCCATAAGAGTACACGCCAAACTTTTGAAACAGATCCCAGTAATCTAGTTGTTCAATGCCAACCAACTCATAGACTTGTTGCTTTTTGCCCTTCAGACTTATTTCTTTCTCTCGGACTATGCTCCAGGGAGACATTTTTTTATATGCATCACCACCAAGCATATTATTGATACGATTGATAAGATAAGGGATATCGAACAGTCGAACGTTCCAACCTGTTACAACATCGGGGCAGGTATCCTTGCCACTCCAGAAACCAAGGAACTTGAGGATAAGATCTAGTTCACCGTCACACTTGATAAACTTGATATGTTCAGGGGCAACATCGATCTGAGTTTTCTCGGGATCATACTTATCTTCAAGCGCCCAGATGAAAAAGTCAGGGCGACCATGATATTTGAGGCAGATTGATTGTACTTCCTTTTCTGCTCTCTCTGGTTCAGGGAATCCATCATCGGACTCAACCTCGATGTCGATATTGGCCACGAGAATTTGAGCAGGGTCATAGGTTATTTCGTTGGGATAATGCTTTTGTATGTACTGTGCAGCAAAGTTATTGTTGCCATGTACTTCAACGTTATCCACATTGTCATAGTTTTTCCAGAACTCAGTTGCCTCGGACAACGTTTCAAACTGTATCTCGGACACACAACGACCATCGAGTGTTTTCCACTCAGAGTCAGGTTTATTTGCGGGAAGATACATAACAGGTTTGAGAGTGTCACGATATTGCTTGCGTACACCATCCTCGTATCCTCGATAACAGATCGTATTACCGATACGTGATATATTGGTATAAAACTTCATACAACAATTCTACTACAAACTGCCTGAAAAGGCAAGGTTATTCTTCAATAATGACGAAATCTCTTTGCCAAGTCGGAACTTCTTCTCTACCAATTTTGTTATCGCTTTGCATGTTGAAATGAGCAGTCATATTTTTAGTCACATCATATTCCATATCATTGGTATTCAACACTTTATTGTTTTTAACAAAAGCAAATTGTTTAACAGCAGGAGGATGCATCTCAAATCCTTTTAGATGTTGCGCATTATGTATTGATGTTGAAAATACAATTTTATCCTCAGTGGGGTGCATTTTAGAGGGAATAAGCACCGCATGATCTGTCAAATCTAACTTTGATTTTTCTGGATTATATTCCATCATTTGAGCGACGCCTAGCGGACCAGAAGTTCTAGTATGGTAGTGTTCAAAATTGAGTAGAAATTCATAAAACAACTGTGCATATTTCTGTGACATAGAGTAAAACTCCATGCATGTTCCTGGCATAAACAAATTTACATCTACCATCATTTCATCATGATAGTATAGATCAATCATTTCGCGAAGCGATTCTTCATTTATCAAGGCAGCATCATGCTCCATGATGATAAGTCTTTCTCCTTCTGCTATCCTCTTAATCAATTTAAAATGAGAATACATCACTGCTTGATACAAAGGAGAATCACAGAAAGTGCCGCCAAAGAACCTTGGTCTGAGACAATCTATACCATCGTTGGCAACATAAAATGGAATAGGAGGTTCGTTCTTTTGAAACCGAATAGGAATGGTTTTTGGGGTATCGCATTGAACCGGAGTGATATTTAGAATATCACTCACAGGTTCAAAGGACTTTAAGGATCTCTCCAAATACTTCATAGAGAGAGGATTTTCAAAATCACATAATATAAAACAATTAATCATTTAGGGTTATCTTTTGACTCCAATATTATATTTTTTACACAACTCCCACTCATCTTTCTCGCGGAAAGAAACTATTTTTATCTGCCTAATCGGCGCACAATCTTTTGCCCGAGAAGGATCTATAATCGTTAACAACCCCCAGTCTGACATCAAAGTAGTGATAGTGTTCCTTCTTTGTATGTCTCCAATTTCTAAAGTTGCCTTTTTGCCGTCCAGTAAAAATAATTCTTTAAAATGTACTATGAAATATCTTCCTTGTTTATGGAGGATATGACAAGATTGAAATAATTTCTTTTCTTTTCTAGAGGCAACTCCGATACGAGTAAGTGTCTCTCGTATCTTCAAAAAGTCATCTGGTTCCTGAAGAGTTACCTCTAGCATATCTTCGGGGGACCATTGTAATACAGATTCCATATTATAAATTCCATTTATTATTGTGTAATTCGGTAATCAGTGTAACATGGAATATTTATACGTTTCTATGGTTTGCTAGATCCCCCTTTGAAGAGTCTTTTACGCATTTCGTCAAGTGATTTTTCGTCAATAAGATCTATTATGGACTCTGCCTTGGCATCACTATATCCATAATACTCTTTGACAACTTCAATATTATTCATTTTTTCTTTTTTTGCCCACTTACTGAACCTTTTTCGAGGACGGATGGCAAAACGTAAGAAATCATATTGTAGGCGGGCATCTATGTGATGGTTGATATTCATCTCATTAGCAAGTAAAACGGTGTCAGTGAAGTATGAAAGTCCGCGATTAACCATGAAAGAAGGATACTTTGACTCGTTTTCTGGGTCGATTAGATCTTTCTTGGTTAGATTGATACTATTCAAGATGTCAAATGGATTCAATGTACAGTTTCTCCAGAATAGGGTTGTCTCAATAACCAGTCTAAATCTTCATCCATTTTATAGATAAAATTCTCACCATAAACTCTTTTTAACAGTATGAGTTCCTCTGTGTCGAAGTCAGTACTGAGTATTGAAAGAGTAAGGTCTTGCATTCTGAGTTGTAAACTGTATACTTTACTTTGTAATGCCTCTAAAGTTTCAAAATCGATGTCATCAGAACTCATTTGAACTCAACTTGTGCCATTATTTCGGTTAAACAAGCAACCATATTCAACTCAGCGTCAGCAACAAAAGCAGATTTATACTGATAGTCTGCCAAGATAAGCACTAATTGAGGAATACTATTTGTTGCCACAGCGCCATCCATGCTATCGTAAACGCCACGGAAAATAGCAGCACTTTCAACATCCATGTTGTTAGCGACCCATTTGCGCATCTCTCTGAAGTCTTTCTTCTTAAGATAAGAAAACAAATCTGTAATACTGGAGGAGGATGCTTTGCTCAATACATCTAGTTGCAACTCGCCGCCACGAGAGTGCCTTTGTATTTCGTTGAGCACACGACGCCAGTCAGGTGCGTGTCGCATAATCAGTTCAGCAACAAGATTGGGGTTGGAAACAGTAATGTTTTCGGTTTCTAAGATCTGCATAGTGCGCTTCATAAACTGACCACACAGATCTGCTAGATCTTTCTTGCTGGTATTAAACTCAATAACACCACACCGAGAATGTAGCGGTTCTATAATCTTGTTCTTGAAATTACAGGTCAGTATGAACCGACAGTTCGCACTAAACTCCTCGATAAATCCACGCAATGCTGGTTGAGTTGATTGGGCATTTAGGTAGTCTGCCTCGTCCAAGATGACTACTTTGTAACCACCTGAGAGAGAGATGGACGAGGCAAACTGTTTGATTTTGCCACGGAGAGTGTCAATGTTGCCAGACTCCGAGGCATTGATCAGGATATAATCCAGATCTAATTCGTTACAGATGGCACGAGCAACAGTTGTTTTACCGAGACCAGCTGTGCCAGAAAATAATAAATTTGGAACTTCACCTGTATCAACAATCTCTTGGAACTGTTGTTTCAGATCAGTGGGTAAAATACATTCCTGAATAGTCTTGGGTCTGTATCGTTCAACAAAAAGTGCTTCAGTCATTAGAATATCCTCTCTCAATATATTCTATTATACTTACATGGAATAAAAAGTAAAGGAGCAGTTTTTCTACATGCTCAGGTAGAAAACTCAACTGTTTGAGACGTAATGGTTGATTTCTCTCGCCATTTTAACGATAGAATCAAAAGAAGGATACTCTGGCATGTCAGGGTAAAATGCCTCCTCTTCCATCTCATATTGATGCAACAATTCTTCTCTTTTTGCTTGGTACTCGTCTAAGAGGATCTCTTTCGCTTGTTGGAAAATATCGAACCTGAGTTCGAATGGTGTTTTATTAGACATAATAGTCTCCTTGTGTGTTGTGTTAAGTGTGTTGAGCAGTTTTGCCACTTACTCAGGTGACGGTGCGTACCGACCAGAGCGAGTTTATAGTCATCTCGGGACAATCAATTAAGACCTCAGGAACTCTTCTATTTTTTCGCCGACCACTAGATCAACCCATGAAGCACCTTTATGTAGTTTCGTGATACACCAAAAGGTGATATCCCAAACCAGTGCAAATGGTGCTACCAATGCTACCTTACTCCACCGAATTATTTCTGTTTTGTCTATATTCATAAAAATCTTTTGTCCACTCAGGATGTCTTATCAGTGTTACCTTTCTAAAACCACACCACCATTGACCGTGTTCATCGCAGTTCGGCGAATAATAAGGATCTGCTACTTTCTTTTTTCTTTTTCGCCCAACGAAAAATTTTTCTGTTAGGTTATCTAACATCACAGTCCGATTAATCCCCAACCATGGTTAGCAATAGCATTTAAGATAATAAACCAGCAAGTTGCCATATGAGTAACCCACCAGATTGTGCGAATGACAGCGACGGAGTCTGCT